ATTTCTGGGATAAGATGTTATATGTATTCAATAAATACTATGGTACTTGTTCGGAAGAACATTTAAAAGCAAGAATCCTTGCTTCACTCAGTACATTTAAGAATAAATTACTCCGTTCTGCCTATGGAGAACAAGCAGAATATAATCAATCCTTATTTAAGTTAGATGATTTATTCGATAATGATAAAGAGTTAGAGGATGACAGTGAAGAAGAGAAAGCTAAATCTGAAATGCTTGAGATGATGTATTCATATATGAAAGATCATTTATCTATTGATGCTTACATGGTATTCGAGGTATTACTTACTCCTCCTCCATATATTAAAGAAAGGATTAAAGATAGTGGAAGGATTACTAACTTGTTATTGGTAGAATTCTTTGATATGCCTAAAACTAACTCTTCAGTTAAATACATATCGGAATTAAGATCAGATATTCAATATTGGGAAGACAGAGCTAAAGAAGAACTTAAGTATTAACACAAAAAGAAGGGGGGATATTTCCCAACATCCCCTTCTCCCTAACATATGAGTTTTAAGCTAAAAATAAAATGCGCAACATCAAAAAGTTTTCAATTTTATTATAGTTTTATAATATAAGCTAGTATGTAATATCCTGGTTCTATATTTATAGAATTCTGAGCTGAATTATTGACTTCTGAAGTAGATTCGAGATATCTTGCCCAAACTGGATTATCCATAGATCTATTTTTGGAATTTACAGCTTGACCTATATTTTCATATTTAACATTACCCGGACCCCCACCATCAGGAGCATGGTCAAGAAAGAAGTAATCTCGATAATCATGAGTATGTTTAGGCAATTGGTTAGCATTAAGAGTAACCTTTCCCTCTGCATTACCTCCAGTTTCTCCAATAGTACCATTACCGGGTCCCCATCCTTTAACGAATCTTCCGATAAGGTTAGGTCTACCGTCTATACCATCACATAAAGCCCAACCATCGGGAGGAGTAGTACCTGACCAAAGCATAATGGCTCCTTGAGGTATAATCTTAGCAGATTGATCTATGCTTCCCTTATAGGATTCGAATAAGTAATCAATGTACTGTTTAATGTTTTCATAATCATTGGGGATACCAGACAATAAATTCTCTAATCTTTTTACTGATTTGTTAACCAATCCCCTATAAGCAGAAGTAAAGGGTAAAGGCTGTGGGAATACTCCACCATAGGGAACTATAGAATAATCCTCTACAGTATTAGTGTTAGTATCGGTACCTGAGCCATAGATTCCAATAAGTACCATAGAATCTTTAGAGTTCTTATATCTAGTACAGTTTGCCTCTACTTGCTTAAGCAAGTAAGTAAAATTCATTTGAGAATTTATATAGGGGTCTCTCCCATTAATATCCCATTCATGAGCATTATCAGCTATGGGGTAATAGGGGTTAAGTGACTTCTTGTATAAGGTATACAAAGATTCATTACCTTCTGACCAATATGCTACAAAGTTAACTGGGTTTTCAATTGGCTCAGTAACTTCATCATGTACTGCAAAGAGAAATACATCATCAGTTACACCCTTATTTCCCTCAATGGGTATATTACCAATTTCTTTTTCGTCTGAGATAAAGATATATCCATCTCTTGAAATACATCCGAACCATATATCGGGTAATTCTCCATCATTCACATTTTTCTTGATATATCTGGCATTGATACGATCGAGTATATCATTCTTGAAAAAAGAATCATCATTACCTTGTGATTGTACCTTGAGAGTATTACCGTCTACAGTAACAGAACCAAATCCACAGAAAGGGCCTGCCCCAATTGGGCAAGCTATACCTTCTGCTACATCCTTAGATTTAATAAGGCTTTCGAATTGAAAATAGGTTTTCATATACTTTTGTTTTCTTTGTGAATTTTAACTTGATTTCTGATATCGGAAAAGGCTTCCCCGAAGTCTTTGAATTTAAAGGTTATAAGTAACCATAGTAATTTCCAAATACTATACTTCTTATCAATTCCATGTAAGGTACAGATATGACCATAAATAGAATCCAACTCAAAGCAATAACAAAGTATCATTATCGATATGGCTACAATTATAGGATCCAAGCCATAGGGTTCTCCTATGGCTCTTCCCAGTACTGCTCCCAAAGAGATATAACAAATATAATCTATTATCTTATTGAGAGTTCTTCTACCAGCTCTGGACTTCCTTACATTTACATTCAAATACTTAGAAGCTCTTATCCCAAACCATAAATCCGAAACTATTAATATGAACCCTAATAGGATCATCCATCTTAAATCGAAAATGATCTGGGTATATTCTACGAAAAGTGTAGTAAATAGAGTTTTTGCAAGTGAATCCATAGCGTGAGAGGTTATTACTGTATTATATTCCATTGTTGACTTTCCCCTGTATTAATATTAACTTGTTTATTTTCCAAATCTGAAGCTTCCCAGATAATTTCTACAGGAGTTACCTGGAATTCTATACCTACCTGATAAGTAACTTTTACATCCTTCTTATTAGCTGCCATAAAGGTATACTCTCCGGCTTTTGAAGTTTCAAAAGTATACGGAGAAGGATGTAATTCCTCTGACCCCTCTAACTGTATACTGGTATCAAAGTTATCATGGTTAGAAGTACAGGTTATTATGGTACTTACAGAATCTACCTCTGGAGTAAGAGTATCCATTTCTTTAGAAGCTTTAATCTCTACAGTCAATGGAAAATCTTTTACAGTCAACTTAGTGGATATTAAGAAGTATTCTGAGAAGAAAATATACTTACCAGCTTCTTTTAATTCGATAATCTCTCCAGTGTTTACTTTATAGGTTTCTCCTGTTTGATCACAGGTTACTGTATTATTCTCTCCCATATCGAAGTTTGCCCTTAGTTCAAACCTTGCTACTGATTTATTATCGATTAACTGATAACTAGCTTCGGATTTATCAACGGGATCTAATCCCAAATCATTGTTGAAATAATCTGGTGTCCAAGGAGAGGTACCATCTGGGTTAGTTTCCTTTACATTCTCCGGTTCAATGTATAGATTATACTTAAGAGGCCTTACATAGGGGTTAACTTCCCAAATTACAAATACTTCTGGATCTCCTTTACATACTGCCTTATATTCTCCAGTATTTATACAAGTGAAAGTATAAGTGAATTTAGTATACTGATCATCTTCGGCTTTTTCCATTGTAATAGTATCAATTAGCATACCATTCCAGTATATATCTAATTGATTATTTATATACTTACTGTCATCTTCTTTTGGAGAAACTAGAAGAGTTAAATCAGCATAAGCTTCTTCCTTGGCATTCAGTTCCAAAGTACCCGGGCCTTGCAAAGTATACTGATAGTAAGTGGATATTTGAGTTACCAAGAATTTACCGAGATTACCACTTTGAGTTGTATCCAGAGTACAGATGAAAGTAAATAACCTAAAGGAATCGGCTGTAAAAATATCTCCATTATTATACACCCTACCAGGATTACCCTGCTCATAACATTGGAGATCTGGAGTACCGTATAAATCTGAGATAGTTAGCTTAGTCTGAGCTTTAGCTAAATCTTGGATATCTACTCTAGCAGCTTCTGGATTACATACTACAGTATATAGATTCTCTTGTTTTGAAACAATAACTGTAACCGTATAGTTTGAATGGTCTACTATCTCAAAAATGTAAGATCCGGGTTCTGAGAATGACCAAGATTGTCCAGAGGGTTTAGTTTCTTCTGTACCTTTTCTTCTCACTACTAATTCAGTTTCTGTACCACCTTGGACTACAGAGGCCTTTATTACAGTAGAAGGATTTAAGTTTTCTGGAGTAATCTTAAGAGTTTTAGGATCAGCAGAAATTCTATAAGTAGGTAAATTACTACCAGAACCCACTACGATAGAAGTAATTATCTCAGGATTAGCCACACTTCTAAAATAATAGATACCTGGAACTGTGGCAATATAAATACTTTCGTTATCATGCCTTTTGTATCCCCATAGATTATCAGGGTCTGATTCTTCTTTTTTATACATTACCTGATACCTTAAATCAGCTTCAGGCCAATCTGAGGTTACTGTAACTCGAATGGGTACTTTATTATTGGATCCCAGTATAATAGAATTAACCTTGGGATCTACAAATTCAGCAAATATAGTATACTCATCGATAAATCTAAACCCATAATCTATGATGGTAGCAGATACATTGAAAGGTTTAAACCTATTGATAATATTCTCTACTCCCTTTCTAAAAGAGAAAAATCCACTTTGATACTTATCGGTATATGGATGACCAGTAACTTTAAACTTTACTGGTATACATTGAGTACATTGAAAAGAATTATCAAAAGTACCCTTATCGAAATACACAGCTTGATCGAACCTTGGTTTAGATTCTTCTGGATTAATCCAACCATTATAGTCTTTGTCTTTAGTAGGATCTTGCATTTCGCATCGGATACCATACATTCGGAAGATTATCTCGAAAAAGCTTTGACTACCTCGGATTTTTAAAAGGGATATAGAATACCCTAATAATCTTCTTACTTGTTCTGAAGTTAACGAGAAAGGTCCAGACTTCGGTATAACCCAAGTTCTGGATAACATCTCTAATTCTGAATCACCTAAGAGACCATTGAAGTTAGTTCTCCAAGCCTCTTCATCTATATGATTGCCTATGGCAAAAGGCATTTGTCCCAATAATTCCCAGAAATATACTAGATACATGTCTGGAGTTTTATCGAGATCTTGGATTTCTAGTAACTTAGTAGTATCGGAATATATTTCATTCCCAAAGTAATCTCCACAGATATCTAGAAACCTTTGTAAAATGCCCTTTCCATCTACCTTATACGTATCGGAATCCTTGAAGTAATAAGGTAGCATGTCTATGAGATTCTTGAAATCGATCATATTAGATAGTTTCTTTTACGGTTAATGTAAGCTGTGAGTTACTACTGAATACTGGGATATTAAACCCAGGGTCTTCATAATCCATATTGGGTTCTGAAATAGTTATAGAATATCTAAATCCATTTTGATAACCATTATCTGCTACACCAAATGAGAAAGTTACATCATTGTCTGCATCTTGGTAAGTAGAAGAATTGCCCACTCTACCAGTACTATCAAACCCTCCTTTTGCGGCTCTAATTCTAAACTCGGTATTATTAGAGAAGGTAATAAAATAAGTATTAGAACCAGTTGCTTTCTCTAACTTAAAGTTATTGATAAGTAATTCTCGATTGCCATAGATAGTATTAGGCCAAGGCTTAGTATAGAATTTTTTAATATGGAGATAATCTACCATTGAGCAATTATCTATGAGGGCATATATATCGGAGATTCTAACACTTCCTCCGATAGTAGATTTCTCTGGAGAATAAGCATTATACAAGGCAGTAAGTATTTGCTGTTGAATCTCTGCAGTCTTATAAGACTTCCTACCAGTCACTTCAATATCCAAGATAATCTGAACAGTACCCGCAGTCTTAACTTGAAGCCAAGTAGATAAAGGTGACCTTTGAGATAATAGATTGTATACCTTATCGATTCGGGCATCTCCTGCAGAACTACCATTATCTGGATTTATATATACTGTGAGTTTTCTACTACATTCATAATCTACAGCAGCTTTATTAACTCCCTCTACGGTCATTGCTAAATCAGCAAAATCTTGAGCAGTAATGGCTACTCCCAAAGTCTTAACACTAAGAGGTATATGTTCTTTGATCATTTGGAAGTTCTCATAGTTTGATCCTCCCGCTGCAGCATAAGCATTACTTACTGTAGCATCAGAAATTACTCCAGAAATAACTGCCGGTACTGTAGTGATAGAACCAGAGCCTATGTTACCATTGTACCCCTTAGTAAGATAGAAGATTACCTCTGTAATCCTATCCCCCGCATTGGGCTTAGCTCCATATAAACCATCCCCAAAATGTAAATAAGGATTAAGAGCAGAATCTACAGATACCATGAAGTGTTTATCTTTAGGTTTTGAATAAGCAAATGTATCTACTAATACCCAAGTTTCTCCACCTATTTTTAAACTCATGGTACCATGTTCATAGTATTTACCATTGGGCAAAGTACCCAGAGTAATAATTACTCGATCATCAGTAGGTATAATGATACCGTTCAATCGAGAATTACTGTATATTTCATGTTGAACAAGGGGAACTTTACAAGTAGTAGTATTAGGCCACCAAGTTACATCTCGGGAAGACATCCAAACATTTCCAGAGTTATCTGTAAATACGGTACCTGCAGGTATAAGGATATTAGCACCAATATTTTCACTCGTAATAGATCTAGTTAGAGTTACATCTACTGAAGCTGCAATGGCAGATTTAGTATTATAATCTACTAACTTACCCTGCTTTACCACCGAATCATACTTTCTAGCAGTAGGTAAAAAAGTTTCCCTTGCTACATTATCAATGTAATAATGTAACACCTCTGCGATGGCTGCAAACAACGAAAGGATAATAATGAGGATATTCCCCTCTGAGTAATCAGTAATGAGGGTATCTCCATTCTTATCCCGGATGTTTGTTAGCCCCTCTATCAACTTAGCCTTAATTTGTTGATAGGACCTTTGATAAGGATTTAGCCATTTGTTAGTGATTCCCATATCAATAATTATTAAGTGAATTATTTAATCGATCGTAGGCAATGCCCAGGTACTGGCTAGTGTTAGAACCATTAATCACATAGGCAACTTCTATATTTACCTTTGATCCAACTCTTGTTACGATTATTTTTTCAAAGGTGATCCTCTGTTCCCAAGTACCAATAGCATCCTTAATGAACTCTTTAATTATGAACGAAAGGGCTTGTGAATTTGGTTCTTCAATACATTCCCATAGTCGATTACCAAAGTTTTCTTGTCTGAATCTTTGCCCTATTAAATAATATAGGATAGAGGAAATATTATTTCTAACCAAATCGAAATCCCCATTAACTGGATAAATCCCAGTAAGACCTGATTCGTTTTTGGTTATGGTAAAAGGAAATAGAATACCCTTACCAACTATACCGGTGTAATAATTATTTTCCATTAGTGTATGAATTTAGGGTTTTCATAATCTTCTTGTTTATACTGGGTAAAAGGCTGAGAAGCTTGAGTAGGTGTAGGCCCAGTACTAGCCGGACCAGAAGTAACTCCAGTATGAACATGAGTATTGAACAAGTTTCTCAAGTTCTCGAGTTCTTTAACAGTTTGGTTTAGTTTCTCTGTTAACTTAGCAATAATTACCATCCCCTCATTAGTACCCTGGTTCATAATGATAGAATCTCCAGCTACTATATTAACATCCCTTTCAGAATGAACTATAGAGTTACCCTTATTAGATACTATCACATCACCATTAAAGTACAAATTCAGAGTTCCAGAATCATCATCTATTACTATAACATTACCTTCTGGAGTAACTATACCACATTTGTTGGGTCCATCTAAGGGTGAGGGTATTTGTTCTATTCCCCAACCATGATATTCCCATAGAGGTTTAGTAGGGTCTCCAAATTCGAAAGTAACAAATACTATATCACCTATCTTTGGAGCTAAATATTTAAACCCAGTCTGGGTAGATCCATGCTGACCCTTTGGTAAAGCCCAAGTCATAATCCCACTCATCACTTCTGGGACCATTACTTTAAGCCGATTCATATGTTTTTCTTCATCAATATTATTAACTACGATAGCTCTATAAGTACCATAATATCTTTGAAGACCCTCTAACCCTTGTTCGGTTATTACCTTTGCAGTTTCAAATCCCATAGCTATTTCTTATTTTCTTGGTTCTTTTGAAGAAGTTTTCGAGCAGCATCTAGATAGTTATATCGATCTTTATACTTATCCACATATTTTTTAGGAGCTTCTCTAACTTGGACTTTCTGATCTAGAACTACTCCATTACTAGTAACAGTTTCAGTAGTAACTACTGTACCCATAGTACTTTTTACAGGATCATCTGCATAAGCTTCATTCCAAGCTCTAACATTAGATACCTGATCCCCGACAGTTTTAGCTCCTGCAAATTTATTTCCTTTACTTTTATCTGCAAGCTGAGTAGAATAGTAGGTTACTTCTTGTTCGGTAAAATTAACCTGAATCCCAGTTTCACCGTTGTTATTATCTAGATCCTTGCCGAGAGAAGTAGTGGCATTCTTCTTTTGGCCATTTGCCATCATATCCTTAGTATTAAGAGTTGCCTTAGTAGTAGAACTACCGCTCTTAGCACCATTCCTAACAAGTTCTAATTGACAAGTATATCCATTACCTGCATCCATCATGTGAGTACATTTTTTGATATACCAAGCTCCTGACCACTTTCTACCAATATTATCGATTACTAGTATCTGAGAGGATTCTAGAGAAGGTCTACCCACTACTACCATCTGACATTCTTGTTTCCTCTCGGTATATTTCAAACCATTATTAGCAGCAGATTGCATTGCTTTAGCCCAATTCTTAGCTCCCCCAAACCTATTGAATAGGTTGTGATAAAGCTTATAAATTGGTACATTATAAGCCACTTTCTTAAGCCTTCTGATTTTTACTTTTGCTTGAACAATTTTTCTTTCAAATTTTGAACCTTGTTCAATTTCACCTGCTGCATTAGTAGTAGTTTCTATGCTAAGAGAATTGGGAACCACCTTTATCATCGGATCATTCTCTAAAGCAGCCATACCTCTTTGAACACTTGGGTTTTTACTACCATCAGTTCCAAAAGCTACTTCATCGGAAACATTTCCAGTAGGATCAAACTCTCTGGGATCTACTACTTCTTCAGCCATATATTCCATTTTCTGATTACCTACAAAGAGATACTTACTACCATTCAAGGCCTCTTTAATATCAGATTCTGGATCTTTACCAGATTTTTTAGCCCTATCCAAAGCCTGAGTAACGGCCTTTTGTTTATTACTGGGTAATTCCTTAACAGCAGTAGAAATAGCTTTATCCAGATCTTCATTACTAAGATTATTTATTGCAGCTTCTTTACCAGATTTGTAAGCTGCTGCAGGACCATCAGATTCGAATTCCCTTAGAGAACTATTGAACTTCATTTGCTTTTCCTTAGCTGCCCAGTGATCTGTATTCTTGCCTTTGTATTCAAAATATGGAGCATCAGTAGGAGCACTTCTATAATCCTCAAATTCATTACTGGCATAGTTAGATACCTGAGTATTATCTACTGATTGAATATAAGGATTCTCTTGTTTTGGGTCAGGCTCCTTTATTTCAGAAGTACCTACTACTAAGTCTTTACCCTCTGGGTCTATAGTTTGGGTTAATTGAAACTTTACCCTTTTGGTAACTTCCCGAGTAGTAAAGGATATACTTAATACCTCGCCATTCTCTTGTTGATAGGCATAATGATGATAGGGTTCTTCGTTAAATTTACGATTGTGTATGTATATAACCCCATCCCTTGAATCTACATACCAAGGCCCATTAGGATATGATGAAAACTTTTGCTCCAATTGGATTAACACATTGTTACCAGCTAATCCGAAATCATCATCCAAAAGTTCCTTTATATCATCGGGCATAGCTACTTGAGCTACTCCACTAAAAGAGTTAGCATAGAGTATCTTTCCGGATGATTTTTGATTATCATAAGTAGGCACCTGTAGTGACTCGTATACTTTATTACTTATAATTTGTTTAGCCATTACTGAAATAACTCTATGATTATACCCGTATTATTGTTACATCCCTCTTCTATAAACTTAGAGAATTTATATTGAGGCAAATCAGAGTAAGTGTAAGGCGGTTGGAATCTTAAATCTCCAACTGAATCTATACACTTTATAGTTACATGAGTACCAGTAGAATCAAAAATACAATCGAAATCTCTAATCTTAATGGTCTTAATAGGCCCAGAAATAAATTGCCCATCTGGGTATACGTATCCCCATTGAAGAAAGATAACAGAGCCCTCTTGTAATTCTGGTATATCTACGGTATCTGGATCCCCAGTATCAAATACTAAAGTAGCCAGATTCTCTTTTTCTTCATCATACATATAAGTAAATTTACTTATATACGCTCCAAGAGGTATACCAGTAATGGTATTCATTACCGGCATACCCAGGGAATCGAACAAAGCCAAGTAAGGCATGGCTGTTCCATTATATAATATAGGCTGGTTTACTTTAGTTGCCATACATTGGAATCCTTAAAAGTTTACCTGGAACTACTTCGGTAAATGGGTCGATAATCTGATTAGCTTCAGCTATTAAATACCACTTACCTGAATCACCATAAGCAGCAAAGGCAATGTTCTGAAGAGTTTCCCCTTCTTTGATTGTATGCTGTTTATCCTTTGAAGTATAGGGAACTAAAGGAGGATCAGTTTCTAAAGAGTATTCTCCATCCCTATATTTCAATACATAGGCCGAATCATAGGGACTAGCTCCAGTTAAGTACTGATTTAAATTTATCATATCTGAATACCTTTCGTTTTCTTTAAGTCCTCATCAGTAACAAAATCCTGATAGGATAAGTTGTATGAACTAACTCTCTTAAATATCAACTCTTGAGTAGCAGTACTGGGAGTTAATCCCAAACTTACTATCTCTTGAGAAGGTTTACCATTAGAGTCTCTCTTTCGATAAGCATTCCTAAAATTCGATAGAGAATAGGTTGCCGAAGTGAGTATGTACTTATGGTTAATGAAGATACCTGAATTACCCCATTGAATCATTAAGATGGGGGGGCCTGCTTGATAACCATTAGACTTAGTCCAGGATTCTAATAACCTACATTTGAATAATACCTCATTAGGATTTTCTGGATCATTACAGAACCAAGAGATATTGAATTGAATTATATCCTCGGATCCAGTAAAGTGATACATAGGAGTATTTCTTCCCATAGACTTAATTGTAGCTAAGGTAGATTCTCCTCGGAAATCCAAAGAAGAAGGTCTGTTCTGTAATATGATATATTGATATGGTGATTTAGATAAGTTATAGATGATCACTTGATTATCTCCGGGATTCCTATCTACTTCATTTACAAAGAAAGCAGTTTTCTTTTCTGAAGCCGATTGACCCTTTGCTGGATCTGGGCCATCTTCTACTTTTACCAAGCTAGTCAATTCATGTTTTAGGATTAGCCTATATTGACCCTGTAGCTGTTCGTTTATCTTAGGTTGTTTAGAAGAAACTTGAGCTTCTCCAAATACCCCATTGGGTATATATAATTTACCCTTATCAGCTTTATCTTTTGGTAAAAGAGAAGTAGCTCGGTTTAGTAATATCCGAGCTCTCCATAATTTATTAAGGGGCCCAGTAAGAACTCCAGCAGTATCTTGGGTAAGATCATTATATTTTTTAACAATCTTACCGGCTGCTTGGTTTAATATTCTTGCCATAATTGAATGTATTTTAATTTATGCCCAATAATGTACCACCAGTATAATCATTAGAAGTTCCAGGAGTCCAAGTACCTACTGACTCACCGTCTACTGTAATGCCAATATTAGATTCTTTGAAACCATCCCTAATTGCTACCTTAACTGCATCAATAAAAGCCTGTTGATTACGAGCCTGAATAGCAGCTTCAGGGAGTCTCCGGGATTCCTCAAGAGCTCTAGTATTACTATCCAAAGAATCTGAGTTTTTATCTAATAGGCTAGTTAATAAAGGAACTCCAATGGTAAATGCCCATCCCCATCCAGGAAGTATTTTACCCAATGTACTCACGGCAGTTAAAGCTGTACCTACACCTTTAATAACTCCCTTACTTAAGCCTTTACCAAGAGCCCATCTGGCAAATTTAGAAGTACCTCCTGCAAGTAAGCTACCGCCTCCTGCCATTCTAGATCCAGCTCCTGAACCATTGCCTCCACTAATATTACCTGCCATAGGATCAAAGGGATCAAAAATAGTTTTAGGAACCTTAGCATACCTACCAGTTTTTGTCCAGATCCATTGACCTGCACTATTCCGTGATAAGCCTGCCATCTGCATTTGTAAGATAAGTATATCCCTCATGATATTACCTATCCTTACTAAGTGCATTTCCATGATGGCAAACTGTTGGTTAGTTCTAGAAGTAGCTCCAGTCATACCATTGGCTACAGTATTAGCTGCTGCATGGAAAGTTCGGATCATTCTGAGAGTCATAGCTATAGTACGATAGCCATTAACTATAACAGTAACAGCAGCTCCTACAGCCATAGTCTGAATAAGGAATTTGCCCATACCTCCTAAGCTAGCTAATTTATCTGCTAGTTTAGTTAGGAATCTCAAGCTATCAACAATGGGATTAAATAGAGGAGCTAACTTATTACCTACCGTAACTACTAAGTTTTCAAAAGCAGAATTCATCTGGTCTAGCTTACCAGCCATGGTATTAAGCCTTTCTTCATTCTTCTGATCTACTATGCCTTGATTCTTATCATAGAGCCCCATGATAAGATTCATCTTATCTCTACCAGAAGCCATATCATTAAGAATTGGTATAATACCACGCATACCTCGAACTCCAAATATATTATAGAAAGCCTGGGTTCTACCCATTGCAGTCATCTGCTTATAAGAATCAAGGAACTGTTGGAAAGCATTATACAAACCCTTAAAACCACCCTGAGCATCATAGAAATCCTCAGAAGTTAATCCTAGTTCTTTTAACCAAGAAGAACCCAATTTTTTCTGTTCTGATAATGATAACTGTAAGTTACGGACCATGTTACCTAATGAAGTACCAGCCATGGATCCTTGAATACCCATATCACCAAGTACACCAGTAGCAGCAGCTAATTCTCTCATACTAACACCAGCAGCTTTCATATCTGCTCCTGAATATCGGATAGTAGCTGCTAAGTCTTCCAAGCTTATATTAGCATTCGTAGTAGCTGTATACAAATCATCGGATACTTTAGCAGCATCTCCCATTGGGATTTGGAACATAGACATGATATTAGTCATCATATCAGCTACTCCACCTTTCCCACCTGGATCTATATTTAGGATGGAGGCTAGTTTAGCTACTGGAGGTATCATCTTCTCTATCGCATCAGCCTTATTACCAGCCATAGCTAAATAACGAGCAGCTGAAGAAACCTGCATAGCCGTCAAAGGAGTTTCTTCATTCATCTGCTTGGCTACTTGCAATAACCTATTCTGTTCAGCTTGAGTAGCTCCAGCAATTTTAGAAGCCATCCAAATCTCATTCTGAACTCCAGCAGAATATTCATAGGCTCTATACATGCTCTTGAGCACCTGAGCTCCGTAATCCGCTAAGGATGAACCCGACATCTGAATACCTCTAGACCAGGTACTCATATCGTTCATCATCGTCTTAAACGAATTAGAGATCCTTCCCGACTCTTTAGAGAATTGGTCCCTTAGCACCATTGCTATACCAACCTCAACTATATTTTTACCTGAATTGAACATATTATTTGCCTTTGGATTTTTTCTCTATAAGTTTAAAATAAGCTTCGGCATTCTCTAAGAATCTTTTCCTTACCCTATACGGGAGAACTAAAAAGCTGAGGTAATCCATTCTTATCTCAGCTCTACTTATATAAGCAAAATCGCCCTCTAAGTCTATTCTCCCGTCAGGAAGAAAAAATCTGGAGCTCCGAATATAAAGTATTTCGCAGTTTGACCGGTTTTCGGATTTTCGATTTCGGTATTACCCTGGAAGATTGGGTCTATAGCAAATACCTCTCTTCTAATTTCCTGCATATCCCTTGGAGAGAACAAAGAGAAATTAAGTACTTTCTCATATTTATCATCTACTTTCAATCGAAGATTTCGATGAATAAGAGGGGTATTTCTAGTTTGTTCTACTTGAATAGATTCCTTTTCACTTTCTCCAGTCATGCAATCGAATAATAACTCTTTGCCTGAAGAGGTAAAGATCTGGTGATCTCTTAATTTCTTACCCATCGGATAGTAGGGGATAGCTTCAGGTTTTTTCTCAACTTCTTCTTCGGAGGGAGATACTGAGTAATCATCGAACAGAAGTTCATGAAGATCTTGGCCATACATTACCTTACCTCCAAATTCTTTACCCCAATCGAATTCAAAAGAAACTTCTTCTCCCAAAGAGAATATACGGGATTGGATAATAATGGCATACCTATCGTTAACAGGAAGAGCAAGTGCATCTTCAACGCTTAGTTTTCCCTTAGCAGTAAAATCAGTTTTTACTACGATTGCTGAAATAAACTTGGTAAGGTTCATTAAAGTTCTTGCATCTACCGGATTACTAAGAATGTCTTCATCTGCTCCATTTTGTTCCCGGATTTCATAGAAATAACCAGAAGGAGCTACAAATCGAAAGGTTCTAAATTCCATAATGTTTTTGTTTATTTGGTTATACTTAAAATTATAGTTATGTTAAGGTTTAACAACAAGGAAGGGGTGAAGATACCCGTAAGGAATCCCACCCCTCCCACCTAAAATCTTAGCAAAGAAAAATGACTAAGGATTAGTACTTATCTGCTGTACCAACAGAGAATTCGATTGATTCAATTGAGTTTTCTGAAGCCATTCTATCGAGTTCTTGACCGTTTACCTTGCATGGCCAAACCTCTTCGAAAAGGTGAGTATTAAGTACTGATACTCCATCTTCAGCAAGTTCATTTACTATTACGGTTTCCCAATATTGGCTTGGTACCAAACCTCCACCAACAATATGATCTTGGCAAGAATAAAGCCAATCATGAAGCCAAGTATCTGAACCAGAAGTGGTCATCAGTTTCTCTACTATCAGATTACCGATAGTAACTCTACCAGCAGTTTTAACATCTCTGTTAATATCACCATGAGCTACCTGTTCTATTTCAATATCTGGCAAAGTACAAGTTTGGAACAGATATGTATTAATAGGGTGCTTAGGGAAGGTTATGCTCCATAAGAATTTCTTCCGAGGATTTTTTACTTTTGCTCCCATATATCTTAGAGTTTATTGATTAGACGAATCTTCTGAAATAGAAACTGATTTAGATGCAGAATCGATTACGATGTTAATTGTAACTTCTTGCATAGGAACGATATCCTTATACTTAAGGATCACTTTATATTTACCCTGACGAACATCAGCTTCATTATTTACTGAAAGCTGATCATAAGAGGAAGCATCCTGGTCACCCATATAGGTATATTCTGACATGGCATCTTCATCTACCAAGTTATCCAAGATAGGTTTAATTTCCAGCCAGATCTTATTCCAAGTATTCCAAATATTTGGTTCTTCAAGATACTTTTGGAAAATGGGTCTTAAGCTCTTCTTGAGGTAAAGGTTCAATCGAACTATAGAAAGGAATCTTTCTGAATCTTGTTTTACCTGTGAGGTAAATAAGTGCCAAAGCATAGTCTGTTTACCAGCATCTGGAGTATCCTTAATTACCATCATATTAACATATGATTGAGCCAATTCGTTCAGATCTGCATATCGAGAAGGAGAACCATAGTTCGGGCATACTGGACCTACAGCATCATAGATTACTCCACGGTTCATACCCGCAAATGATTTCCAAGGACCATATTGAGAAGCAGAAGCATCTCCCAATCCCACTACAGTTCCTACTACATCTGAATCTTGGAGATTACCATTTTCATTGTAGTATTTAAGACCACCACCAAAATAGGCAACATACTTAGAGTTACCGATTGTACCCAAACAGGTTTCAACCCAGGAGATGATAGCTTTCTTATCTCTTGGCTGATCACCCTGAGTATAGTGAGTAAGGTGTTTAGGAACTTCAATGTAATAAGTATATTCTTCGAGTTCTTTAACCATATCTGCAGCAGCCTTATGTACCTTAAGTACTTCGGCATCTTGTTCCAAATGTTGAGAGATATGGGAACAGAAAAGTTGGTATACATCGGTATAATCCTTTACGAATTCCAATGAAGCAATCCATTCGTCAGCAGTAGGTGTAGTACCGGCATTACCAATAGTACCATCAAAAGATACTTCTTCGTTAGTTACTTCTTTTTCTCCAATAGTAACCGTTACCTTATCTTTGCTACCATCTACTGAAGTAGTTAACCACTGAATCAGGTTCTCCCAAGATTTAATGCCTTCTACCGTTTCAGTCATCTTAGGTTCGAGATACTGGGAATTCTTTGCAAATGCCGAAAGAGCCAAGTAATCGAAAGAAGTATTATTGAGAGAATCTGCGGTTTTATAAGTTAGTACTGGACCTTGTTCTAGGATTTCTCCAGTAGCTCCATAGATCACATAGTAAATGGTATTAAACTGTTTATAGAAACCTACTCTAAAAGTTTCTCCAGTACCAATGGGATCTCCATAGCCTTTAGTTACTAATCCAAATCCTACGGTAGTAGAACCTGAGGTAATCTTTACCAAGGTTTGAGGAGTAACTGGGTCTGGAGTAGATGAAGCTACTACTGGAGATTCTTCTTTATCTGAAGCAGGCTTCAATCTTCTGGCAGGTTCACGAGTAGCTTTTACTACACCCTTAGTGGCACCTTTACCAAGTACTCGAATAATACGCAGCTTTGAACCACCTACAAGTGCCTTTTCGATATTTGATACAGAACCATCAGGTACTATCTCTTTTCCAAACTGTCTTTGGAATTGAGGATAGGAAGAGATGATTTCTGAGGGGTCATCGTATACACCTTTAGTAGTTCTAGCCAATACACAAGAAACTCCTAACATAGGAGTAGTCTGCAGAACATTATTGTTCTGAAAGACAAAATCAACATGAGGTGAAGTTGGCATATTACTTGTTTTTAAAAGTTAGTTACTTGTTTATTTAAAACCGATAAGTATCGCTCGGTTTAGCTTACTATATGTAAGTTTAGCATTCCTTCTTCTTTTTCTTTGATTGTGCCGATTAGAACCGATATATCTGTAATAGGTACAAGTTCTCCCTCTCCGGGAAGCTTTTCCTCAAGAAGGCCATCTACACAAGTGTATTGGTATACTTTCTCTAATATACCCTGTTCTACATCTTGATGATCGAAATAATTACCTATCTCTATGTACAGATTACCAGTAGGACCAACTCGTCCAGAAGACCACTCTTCTAGATCATTATAATAGGGTTTTAGATAACCTCTTGAAGGTAAAGCTTGATACATAAGGCTATGGAGTAACCTCATATCTGGCTGGGTATTTGCTACCAAGTGAACATCAATAGTTATGTCCTTAGTTTCGAAAGGGAACTCTGATGCTTGGTAATTACCATTCTCTAATTTATCTCCTATTATAAATTTCTCTACTCCTATATTACCAGGGTAATACCCTTGTAATTCTAAGGTGATTCTTGGGCAAGTTTTTATACCTCGTACTTGATTATTACCTATTCCAAAAATTGGGATGAATTTCTTTAGACCTTTTATATCGGCCTCAAACTTTTTCTCATTTTCAGGAGATACAGGTAAATAATCTTGGGGATTAACTGTTAATCCTTTCTCTAAAGCCGTATGTAGTAAACTTATATAGAAAGTTCTTTCTACAATTTCTTCTGTATTTACCATAGAGATCTTTATTGAAGGTGATTACGTATTGAAAACCTATATTGACTAGATATACCCGTAGAAGCATAGAAACCTCCTGGTAAACTTCCACCTAAATTCCAAACCCTTTCCGATTCGGGTCTATCTAAGTGATCAAAATCATAATAATTATCTGAAAATAACCCTGGACTTCTTAGGTTTTCTGTAGTACTAAATTCCCCATTGCTGTTAAATTCTCCTAAAGCTATACCACTTACACCTGTGGGTTCTAATCTAAGTCTTTGGCCAATTCTAGTCATTCTACCAGAAACTCGAATAACTCTGAAGGATTTAGACCAAGGATCATTTTGGCCACTGGCTTTTAAAGACATAGCTATACTTTTATCATCTATTACTTCAAAATCTATGGTATAGAAATCATCATACCTTAAAGTAATAATAACCCGATAATCCTTACTAGTTGATTCATTCGAACTATAAAAATCTTTAAAATGAACACCTCTGAAAACCCACATAGGTAACATTTTCTGTGTAACTTGTAAATTTATAACTTGATTAGTATCATTCTGTACTGCTCTACCACTCATAGTTCTAGCTTCATTGTTAGGATTCTTAGAGAATGAGAAACTAGTACTACCAGCATTCATATCAGAACTGTCAGAATACAAAGTATATCCAACTTCCTCTCTTCTATTACCTACCATCCTGTAAGATTCTATTTTAGGGTCATAAGAGGTATCATCATATTCTACTGTAGTAGAAGGAACTCCTGCAGAGAAGTAATAATGAACATTAGCTGCTTGTTCTATTACTATATCCTGAACTTGTCCAGATTCAGCTTGAGTAAACCGAATAGTCTCTATTCTACTATCTGTATTATCATTAGCCTCTGCCCTCAATGTAGTACCATCTATAGTTACAAAGGAATTACCAGAGTAATGAATAGCGGTGTAATTTAGAGGTATCTCTTCTCCTACTAGATTTCCATTTACTAGCTGTTGCTTAGTAGATTTAACGGTTAAGCTTACAGATCCACCACCTGGTTCAATGCTAGTAGAAGTTGGTTCTACGGTAAAGGTATATTTCCAACTTAATGCAGCAGGTCTCTGGATAAGGTTAATTAGTTGCCTTTTTCCACCGATCTCTACATATATAGTTTGGTTAATATCTTTACCAGTGGTATTATATTCTGAGGGTTGAATGTTAATGGTGGCAGGTCCAACCCCAGAAGTCTTATCGATATTAAAAGCCATGATTCCTTAATTGTTTTCTAATTTCATTCCTTAGTATTTTCTGTAATACCTTAGTTCCACCTGCAGCTTTATATGCAGGAGCCCAAAGAGGACGAGGGGGAAGGTTAGAATCTTTACTACCGTATTCTAATAGAATGGCAATTTGATTTAAGGTTTTTCCAGATTCTTTACCTTTCTTTCGTATTTTCCTTACATTATTAGGTAAACCTACATAGGTTCTATTACGTTGATGGTAAATATTTACCGATCTTTTATATTGACCAGTCCAATTCAAAAGAGTATGTTCTCCCAAAGCTTTTACGGTATTTGCAGCATGAGGTGGCCAAGATACCCCTGAACCAGCTGGAGGCATGCCAGTTGATAAGCATTTTTTCACTATCCTAAGAAGTTTTTCACCAAACTTTCTAGTGCCATTCTCGTAAGACTTGGTAAGGATACTTGGTACACTTTGTATAAGTTTCTCGGCTCTGGCTTGTTGTGCTTTATCAACGTAAATCTCAAGCCTTCCAGAAGGAATATCTAATGTACGATTAACTGATTTAGTTGCCATAATGGATCACTTTAAAACTAAAAGAGGGATACACATAACTTTAATTATATGCACCCCTCTAAACTTCTATTCCCACCCAAAATATCTTTAAACTACGGCTTCAAGTATATATTCATAGGTAATTTCAGCAGCAGCTTGACTTATCTGTATCTCTCTTACTACACCTCCAGCTGAAGCTACCGTTATAATCTTATCCTTTTTTATAACCTACAAAACTAAAAGAGGA